AAGTACCAACCTTAATACCTCCCAATACGCTATTAGACGCTAGAGGGAGGGTATAGGTAGAGGGTTGTATTACATTAGCTCGTGGTATGAAAGCACTCATAATGATTACCTCGCCTCGGCAAGAATACTATCTTCGCAATCTCTACGAACCACTTTATACAATTCGCTACCACTAGCTTCATAAGCCTTTGCAGAGGTATCATCACCTATACTGCGAAAGAGGCGAGCCGCTGCCAAATCGATTACGCAATATGGAGAGATATCAATAAGCCAGAATTCCTCGGAAGAACCTACTTCAAGAGTAGGGGGATATTGATAGTAGCCTATTTCTAGGGAAGCGACTAGATCAGAGAGAGTGTATGTCATATTAGAACCAGCTACATAATACCGGTTCTTCTGCATTACATCCCCTGGAGTGAAGAGCTTGTCAGAATCAATGCTACGAAGATAACGCTTTAAGCCGTAGGGCTTCACATACTTAAACTTCCTAAAGCGCTCAGTTTCTGCTAGATAATCGATGGTATCTCCGTAGAGAGTATCATCGATAGCAATAGAACTCTCTACGAGATCTCTGGCGAAATTTGCAGACAGACAACAGCGGTTGATTACGAAATTAACAGCATTCCGAATTTCTGTCTCTCTATCTGGACGGGCTACAATGCCTGTAACCTCCTCTACTACTTCACTAAAAATCATATCATTCTCCTCTATTCTATTACAGATTCTGGATACGGAAGAGAAGGCGGAGTAAAAGAAGCTCCACTATATCGAGCAGCGTGAGTAATGCGAAATCCTCTAATCTTAGCATGAGCATCTAGGCCAAGACCAAAAGACCATCCTAGAGTAGGGGCAGCATCTCCAGAGAAAGTGACGACCGTAGCAGCGTTATATCCACGCACTCCTGCAGTATAAATACTCAAATTTCGGGCTGCATCTACTACGAAAGCAATATGAGTTTCCACATCAGTAGCAAAACCTACCGAACTATTTCTAGAACTGCCTCCATCAAATATATATGGAGCATTGTTAGCCGCAGTTCCCTGCAAACCTAGAACAAATGGAAGTCCGCTATTAGCACTTCTAGCATCTACTAGATTGCAACCACCTACATTACTAGTCAGGAGTGTTAGGAAGAATTCAATAGTCCAAGGACTCTTACCGAATTGTGTAATACCGATATTATCACTACGCAGGTAATCTCCAGTACCATCAAATTCTAGAAACCCATTAGACACTGCGGCATTTCCGTTTGCTGTCCAAGTATTTCCCATAACATCTGAGAGATCAGTTGTAAGAGGCATTAGGGTAGAATTGGCATGGAAGTATTCATCCAGAAGAGTAACTCCTCCAGAAGGAGGAATAATAGCCTCTAGAACGTGCTTCTCTCTCAGATATTTAGGGATATTTGGCATGCTAGTCTCCTTTACTATTACCGTTATTACTGTTTAACCCAAGCACTGATAGCTGTTACTTTACCAGCGGTGTATGTATAAGTCTGGCGATAAGTGTTACCTCCACTAGTTACCTGGATATAATCAATTTCATCACCGTCCCATACAATTGTGGTAGGCAAACTATCCAAGTCTAAAGTAGAACCGTCTGAAGCGGTTGCGTCCGCGATGCTCATGCTAATTACTCCTTAGTAATAAGACCACGCTTAACCTGCTCTTCCAAAAAGGCAACCTGCTCAGCACTATTAGGCTTATATACATCACCTTCACGAAGAATAGGAACAGCGTTTTGATCTACCATTCGGTAAACACCTCTATAGATGGTAGGCTTAACAATAGTTTCTTCTTTCTTAGCAGCAATAGCTTCTTTGATATTCATAGTAATCTCCTAATTAAGCGGGGGCAGCCGGAATAGCTTCATATACAAGTACTTTACGAGTTACCAACTCATCGAGAATAGCCTTCTCATCAGCAGTAACAGGGAAGTATTTATCACGTACTACAATTGTAGGATCTCCAATATCCCCAGTCTCATAAGAGGTAAGAGCATGAGGAATCTCTACACCATAAGCATTGACAACTCGAGGAGCTTCAATAGCATAAAAATCATGCGTAGCCCAAGCATCTGTTACATTCGTATCTTCATCAGTAGAGGGACGAGTAGGATGATAGAAAAGTTTAATAGAGGCAATGCTATCGCTAGAAGCATTCCATGGAGTAGTATCAGGCATTTATATTTCCTTTCATGTAAAAGAGCCCCCTACCTATTTCTAGATAGAGGGCAATCCCAACAGCACAGCAAGGAGACTGATTAGGCAGCGCCCGCGGTCAAGCCCGTAACATACACACAGCTATACGGGTTGATGAGTTCCACGGCGATTTCGGAAGTCATGCTACCACCAGCACCGTCTACGCCATTCTCAACCTTGCTACCCTTGATGTTGTACTCTTCGGCGATCGTATCGCGACCGTCCATATAAGCCAACTTCAGAGCAGGAAGATCGACAACCAGCATATTACCAGTAGTGGCAGTCTGCAGACCATTCATCAGCGGATGCTCGATCAGGTTGATTTCACCCTTATAGAACTTAAACTTGGTGAACTGCATACCGAAGGAAGTCTCCGACTGCATGATCTCAACCATACCAGAAAGGCGAGCAATTTGATGCATCACCTTCATAGCAGTAGCATCGACGAAGCCAGCGCGCATCTTAGGATTAGCAGCATCCGTAGAATACGTCCAAGCTTCCTCTACCAAAGCGACCAACTGGTCATAGGTAGTAGTAGCGCCCGCAGCATTCACATTACCAGAAGCGTACTGGTAAATAGCATCGATGATGCCTTGAGTAGCGTGCAAAGGCTGAGCACCAGAGGTATCCATCTTCGGCTGACCGTAGAGAATAGCGCTCTCGATATCAATAGAATGGAACATAGCGCAGTCTTTGCGGCTTTCTGCAATGTTGCTATAACCCATTTCTGCAACAGAAGCCCGAGCCGTATCGGTCAAACCCCACGCATTACGGAAGATCTGCGTATAGTTTGCTACGTAGGTAGTAGAGAGCTGCTTAGCATCCGGGCGATTAGAGCCTTCAGCGTAAGCACTACCAACCTGAATGAGATCGTCATTATCATTCAAGGCAGCAGCTGCTACACGACCGAAAGCACGAGTTACCACGACAGTCGTACTATTGGTAACAGAAGAAACACGATAGTTCTCACGAGTACGCGTGTTATGCAGAACCATACCAGCCAGCATGCCAGTAGTAGAATCAACTACGAAGGTAGTAGCATTATCTGCATAACCACCACCATTATTGATCTTAGTCTTAGCGAAGGTGAGCGTCTTAGAGAAGTAGCCGTGAGTAGAACTTTTCGCTTTGCTCTTACCAGCTTGCGAAGTCAGAGCGAAAAGCGGGGCGCTACCATTCGGGAACAGTCGCAGAATAGTGCCTGCAAATGAACGTGTATTAAGTTCAGCAGGATTCAGCGAAGCGTTAAAAATACCAGAGAGAATACCCATGATACGTTTCCTTTCGAGAAATTAAGAAGTAAGATATTTAGACCAATCCATTTCACCCCCACTATCAGCACCACCCTCTGTTTTTCCGGCAGAAGGATTAAGCGCGGCTTGGAGATCATCGATATATTTCTTAGCTGCCTCTGCTACTTCTTGCGGACTAGAGTCCGGATTAGCAGCAGCAAACTGAGAAGCAATACGATTCAATTCAGCCTTCACAACAGGGTGTTGATAGTTAGGAGTATTAGCGAGTGCAGAGGAAGTGAGTTGTTTCCTTACACCGCTATCAATCTTTTTTGATTCGTATTCTGAACGTTGATTGATGAAAGTATCTGTGAGGGCAGTATTATGTTCAATAGATGCCCGATACGCATTCTGGCCTACGGTTTTGATAATGTCCATCAGGGCTGTAACGTCACCGCTAGTAGCCTTCTGAAGCGTTTCTTGATTGATGCCTCTAGTAAAATCCATCCTCCTAGAAACATCACCTACTACTTTCGGATCGAGATTAAACTTGGGAGCTTCCATCTCGCTACCTTGTGCAGCATTCTCGAACATTTTCTTATATACATCGAGGGGATTTTGATTCGTTGGCTCAGATCCCGGCATCTTACCATTACTATCCGTTGTCGGAGGAGAAGCAGAAAGATTATCCTTACCAGGAGCAGGCTGGTTGTTAGGCTGTCCCGGGTTAGATTGTTGTTGCTGTTGACTAGAGGGTTGCGTTTTGAAAAAATCCATGATAGACATGATAAAACTCCTTAAGGTTTCTGAATTGAGAGAAGAGTTGCAATTACTGCTAGTTTGCCCTGAACTAAGGCGTGCTTCTTACCTACTTCGCTATCCTCACGCTCAGTGACAGATATCGTAGCAAGTTCTTTGAGGTCATTTCGACCCATAATCTTTAGGTATTTCTTAACCAGAGGATTGGTGAAGATTTCTATGATCTGATCTTCTTCAGTCTTGGTAAGAGTATCAATTTGGAAAAGCTCTTGCAGTGCATTCATTTTAGTTATCCTTTACATCATAGGTTGATTGGGCATCATAGGCTGACCATTGGGAAGAACTCCTTGATCCATCATACTACCAACTACTTGATTCTGAGCTGCTTGAGGTGGGGGTGGTGAGTATTCTGCAAGTCCACGTACTCCCATAAGTTGAGCCAGATGGGCAAACATAGAGGGAAGCATTGGGCCATACTGCTGTTGAAGAATCTGACTCTGCCCCAAGATTTGCATGAGTTGCATAATAGCATCAGTACTAGCCAACTTACTCTTAGGAGTATAACCATCTGCTACGCGGAAAGCTAATACTTTAGTCTTGAGAGCTTCCAGATCAATCTTTTTGGAAGAGCCATCCTTTTGACTGATTACTTCTGCATTCTCCCCATTTTGATAGATATTCAACTTTAGGATTTCTTTCAAAGGCATGAAGAATTGGAACTCTAGAGTAAGTGCCGGGAGGCGCATACGGGCGTCCGCCCCACTCATTGTATCATCCCATTCTTTTACACTCTTATTACCCTTCTGGAACTTACCCTGCATTGGATTATTCAGGCCACTTAGTTCGCGTGAGAAGTTGGCAATAGCCATACCATCTTGGAAAGCGCTTTCTGTACCTCGAGGATCAAAGGGTATTTGATGATACGCATCTTTAATGCTTCTGCTAGTATCCAGACTATTAGACTTCACAGGAATTTTGGCAGCAGGTATTGGGGCGTTAATGTCACTAGGAGAAATGAGAGAAGGATCATATAGAGCCCGATCAGAAACAGCACGTCTCGCAGAGTTAAAACGAATATTGAATAGCGTGCCAGCAGCTTCTTGGAACGGGATGCTACCTTCTGCAATACTCTGCGTTTGATATCCAAGACCATCTTCGAGTGGTTGTCCAAATAGGATAGGTAGGAAGTCATAAGCACTGATAACCCTTTCTGCCATTACTAGGACGCTATTGTTGATAAAGCAGAATTTCCAAATCTGGGGCGTCTTGCTTTCCGGGCCATTTAGTTGGAATTCCGAGGGTAGAATGCGAGCATACAGATGAAATACTTCATAGTTACCTGTACGCATTCCTCTACTTTGACTGTCTGTAGTACCCGTTAAATATTCATACCAATTCATTCCGTCTATTGGTTTGCGGGCTTTTACGTAATCACTGATATCAGGATGTACGCGATAATTACTGAGATTCTCAGGGGAAGTGTTGGTAGCATCTGAGGATTGTAGAGCTTCCCGTACATTAAAGGCTTTATTGTTATTAGCCATTCTGTTCAGGAAGCGTTTGAGCTTTGTACGGCTCATGATCTCAATATATCCAGCATAATCACCTTCATGGGATACATCTCCTGGAGAGACATTGTGATCCCAGATTGTGTTATACATATCAAGACGCTTGAGCTTGTTATACTTCCTAGTCGTCTTATTAAGCTTCTGCTTATTCAATTGGGCAAAGTCATCGGCCAGAGTGTACTGAGAAACATCACTCCATTCTACCTCTACAGCCCCGATATTATACTTTACACAATCTCGGAAGAACATGAGAAGCTGTCTAGCATACCCACCAAGGGTAGCGTGATCATCGATGAGTGTTTCTAATTGCTCGGCAAAGTCTTTATTGCTAGGATTACTTACTACGGGGAAAATCGGGCTTCCACTGAGAAAGACGTCAGACAAATAGGCTACCGTACTATCTACTTGACTGACTACGATAGGAGGAACTGTGGAGGGCATATCTACGACACCCACAGGTTGAGTGGCAGCATCAATACCTTGACCTGTTGCGATACCCGTGACGCTATCCTTATTTTCTACATAGCGTGCATACGCCTTATCAATGACTTCCATCTTGTCATAGTAGTCATTAAACTTCTGATGCTCGGTGAGGACTCTTTGAGAGAACTCTATAAGCATCTCTTGAGATTTTTGTTTTGGTATTACGACCTGCTTTTCCATTTTGAATATCCTTTCAGAAGGGTGTATTAAAAGCCTGAACACTACACTTCCCTGCTATTGCCCTATTGCTATTTCTTATATTGTGAAGGAGATGCCAATACTCATTTCTTACATCTAGACCATAAGCTACTGCGTCAAGTAGGTCATCTTTATTATCCTTCTTGCCTATCTTATACATAGAAGCTTGCCAAGTGTAATCCCTGCGGGTGGCTTTATCATGTATATAATAATTCTCCTTATAGAGTTCCGATATAAACTGGCGAATACGGCTTTCTTTAGTGCGATTGTGGGGCTTGAGGGGAACTATGTGGATACCTGAGATATTAAGCTCTTTCATGAAATGAGAAAGCCAAAATCCTAGAGTTTGTTGATATCCAGTATCCTCTACTCCTATTAAGCAACAGCCGTTAAGAATGGCTATACTGAGTGCTTTTTGAATAAGTTGAGAAGGATCCATGATGCCTTTTACAGTCTGCATCACGTAACCTTTTTGATCATACTTATGATGAAGGACGATTACATTATCATCACTTGTTTTCCTAAAACCCGCGGGGTCAATAGTTAAGAATGCAGCATCAGGTTCTCCCACTATCTCATAGGAGAGATCACTTTCTGGAATAGCATGAGGGAGAATACTTAAAGCAATATTCTTAGGATCATTCATCATCTCCGCAAACCAAATATGGGCTAGGCCTAATCCCTCATCATGATAATAAGATTTCATTAAGCTGTTTAGAGAAAAGAGGGCTGGCCAAAGGGGGGTTCCATCAGAAAGGATAGCCCCAGTAATCATACTGATCCAGCTATCACTCTTCTTGAATTGATTCAAAATACACTCTTCACTGTACATGTTTCCTACGTAGATGATAGTACGTGGGCCTCGCGGGGCTATACTTCTAAAGATGGTACCCGCTAATTCATTCATCAGACTTTGACGTTCTGTAGGGCTTTCATCATTCTTTCTAGTTTGCACATCATCACAAAAGATTAAGTCGGGGCGTTCATTCTGAAGATTAAGACCTCGTATACCAGCAGACCAGCCACGGGCTACGAGGGATACACTATGGTTGTGATAGGCAGCTTTCTTAGTATCCTTACTATCTGTGGCTAATGAAGAGCTCCAATCTCCATATATTGCAGTAATATTAGGAGAAGAGAGAATATCATGGATATCGGCAAGAAGAAGCTCCGCGAGATCCGCATTACTGCAAACAATTAGAACAAACTTAACCCTATCATAGCATATCATCCAAGTGATAAGGATCTTGATAAATGTTGTTTTAGCATGTCCACGAGGAAGTCCGAGCGCAAAGTGCAGAAGCTCTTCCATATCCTCTTCTTTTCTATTAACCAGGATTTGCCATATAGCAACATAGAAAGGAGGAAGAGCGAATATACAGACAGAAGGAAGGCAAAGTGCGGCGAAGAAGTTGATATCTATCTTGCCGCGCTCATAGGCTTCTGCCAAGGATACACTGATACTATGAGTTGGAAGGGACATGCTTAGCTCTCATAAAGGCTAATTTAGACTGGAAAGCGGGAAGCGTCCTTTTTTCCTCTGCTGGGAGTCTAGATTTCTTCTGCAGTAAATTTTGTAGCATCTGCTTCTGGTGTAGCAGGAAGGAAGACTGGGACATTTTGCGTATCCTTTTTCATATTAGCAAAGAGTGTAGTTACACCTTCTGAAGTGAGAGGAGCCAGAGAGGTATTATCAATAGCAATGATCTCTAGTTCCTTAGTTACTGTAACCTCAGGAAGTGCATGTGTAGGAATGTTGAGTTGTATGATTTGTTGAAGAACAGGTTGAGATTGCTGAATAGGATTCTTGCGAAGATGAGCTTTCTCCTGTCTTTCTGCTACAACGCGAAGCGCTGCTGTTACATCACGCAATTCTGCTACAGGAGCCATAGCAAGAACTTGATCTAGAAGAGCATGCTCGGCCGCGTGGTACTTTCCACTGAGCGCAATTTCTTCTATATCCTTCTCTCTAGCCTCGGCTTCCTTAGCAGCCAAAAGGTTTTGAAATTCTGTGTTGTCTTTCGCAAGCTGCGATATGCGTGCAGGCGAAATGCCAACAATAGAGGCGACTTGTGCGGGTTTTAAGCCAGAGGCGAGAAGGGTGGTAATGCGATCGAGGTTCATTTTTTCTTTCCCCATCTTGTGGAGGATAGTGTATATAATAGAATGTATAATAGAGGGAGGGGAGTGTATTTTTGGAAAACTTTAGGAAAATTTTTTAGGGTGCTTTGATAGCGAGCACATAAGCCAGATCAGAAAAAAGTCCTCACCCCCCCATGAGCATATGCTTATATTCTTATGTTATTCTGTTAGAAGATTAGAATATGCTAATATTTGCGGGCGTAAAAAACCCCCAATTAAGGGGGCGTTTTATCATGCTGCCTTATTAAAAATCTACATCCGCTTCCAAAGCATCCTGAAGAGCTTGGATCGGACGCGCATACTTCTCAACCAGAGTAGCATCTAGCGAGATAATAAGCCCGGTCAGATAACCACCAAATTTAGTCTTAACGTTCTCCGGTTGAAGCGCAAGTGCATCTTTATTGCGCGCCAAATTGAGAACAATGCCTTGCGACTTCTCTGGCTTGCCAGTAGAGATAAGCCAAGCTTTGAATGCGCCAAGGAATTCCCGATTGATCGCCAAAGCTTCCCCGCGATTATCGCTGCTAGTCAGGAGTTCCTCTACCGTGGAGGGAATAGTCTGGCCGTCCTTCACTTTTGCGGTTTTCGGCTGAAGCCTATTCTTAAT